GCGTATGGCACCTACAAGGTGGAGAAAACCCAAGCGAATGGGAAGAACTCCGGTAGGGCTGCCATCTTACGCGAACCACGGACCACGGAACTATGGGAAGGCCACCTTTCGGGAAAAGGCGCGGCCATCGGTATTATTCCAATTAACGAGCAAGACCAGTGCGTCTGGGGCTGTATCGACGTTGATCAGTACCCGTTAGACCACAAGCTGCTCATACAAAAGATTAGGAAGCTCAAGCTTCCATTAGTGGTGACCCGCTCAAAGTCTGGCGGAGCGCACTGCTTTCTGTTTACTACAGAGTGGATAGACGCCAAGGATATGCAGTCTACGCTGCAACAGCTATCGGCTGCGCTGGGTTACGGCGGCAGCGAGATCTTTCCAAAGCAAGTCAAGCTGCACCTAGACCGCGGCGATGTGGGTAATTTTCTAAACCTACCCTACTTTGATGCGGAAGACGGCCTGCGCTACGGTTTTGATGACAAGGGCGTCAGTATCACGCTGGAAGACTTTATAGCTCAGTATGAAAAGTACAAGCAGACACCTGAAGAGGTAATGAAGCTACAACTGTCTGACAGTGACAAAAGCGCAATCGTCATGCGCGACGGACCGCCTTGTCTACAGCATCTGTGCAAAGAGCTAATCAGCGAAGGTGGCCGCAACAACGGCCTGTTTAATATAGGCGTGTATCTGCGTAAGGCGTTCCCCGACTCTTGGGAGACAGAGATACTAAAGTACAACAACGAGTTCCTGTCACCGCCCCTGCCGCTCAGTGAGATCAACATCATAGCCAAGCAGCTTGATAAGAAAGAGTATGCCTACAGATGTAGCGACGCACCTATCGTCTCGCATTGTAACAAAGAGCTCTGCATGACCAGAAAGCACGGCATAGGTGCCGCGGCTCAAGGGGCTATTGTTGCAAACCTCAGAAAGTACAACTCCGACCCGCCGGTCTGGTTCATGGATGTAAACGGCGAGCCGCTTGAGCTAGACACAGAGGCCCTATTGTCTCAGCCCGCGTTTCAAAAAGCCTGCATGGAGCAACTCAGCTTCATGCCGCGCACTGTTAGCAAGGTAATTTGGGAGAGCCGTATCTCTGCGATGATGACAGAGATGCGGGACAACGAGTCCGCCATCATGGAGGTGTCAGAGGATGCCAGTACGAGCGGTCAGTTCTACGATTACCTAGAAGAGTTCTGCCGTCACCTTCAACAGGCAAAGGACAAAGAAGAAATACTGCTTCGCAAGCCGTGGACCGACGAAGAGTCCGGCATAACCTATTTCCGACTGCGGGACTTTGAGAGTTTCTTAAAGAAGAACAAGTTTTTTGAGTACAAGTCTCACCGCATAGCGCAGAGGCTGCGAGATATAAACGGGGAAAGCACCGTTATAAGAATTAAAGGCAGGACAGTTCGCGTTTGGTCCGTACCAGCCTTTGATAACGCAGACGTAGACATTACTTTGAAAGATTTTGATACAACGGAGGTGCCGTTCTAATGCTGTTAGCCGATGGATTTGAAAAAGCCTTTATGGGTGTAGCCCACCGCGCCGGTCAGGAAGATGTCGTAGCCTACGACTTTGACAAATGCGTTGGTGTGCTTATAGACCGCGACAACATGGAGCCCGATGAGGCCCATGAGTTTATGTGGTTCAACGTGGTGGGGGCCTATGTCGGGGACAAAACCCCTGTTTTTATCAAGCATATGTCAAACATAGAAGAGCTTTATGATGAAGAACTTTGAGCGTAACGCAGAGATTTGGCGTCTATACAAAGAAAACAGGATGACGCTGGCCGCCATTGGCCGGATGTTCAACCTGTCCAGACAACGTGTGTATCAGATTGTGCAGGCCAAGAAAGCCTTAGTCGAACACACAAAGAACTGGGACAAGCCCTTTGTTTAGATACTTCGGCCCACCCGGAACCGGCAAGACAACCACCTTGATTAATCAGGTGGAGAAAGCACTTGGCGCGGGCGTACTACCTAACCAGATAGGCTTCTTCTCCTTCACCAGAAAGGCGGCTGAAGAAGCGCGGGACAGGGCTGCCAAAAAGTTTAATCTGGACCCCAAGGAGCTACCGTTCTTCCGCACCCTGCATAGCTTCTCGCTTGCCATGTCCGACATACGGGCAGAACAGGTTATGCAGAAAGAGCATTATAGAGAACTAAGCGAGATCATGGGCTTTAATCTGTCTGTCGAGAAACGTGTCAGCTTCGATGAAGATGTACCCAGCATAGTCAAAGCTAACGACCCCGTCTTGGGCGTCATCAATCTAGCCCGCTTGCGTAAGATAGACCTGCGCGAACAGTACAACCAGACAGAGCTTGAGCAATCGTGGAACACGGTCAACTATGTCGCCAAGTCCCTACTTGAATATAAAAAGCAGAACGAGGTCTTCGACTTTACCGATATGCTGGAACAGTTTGTAATAGGCGCAGAGCACTACTGCCCACGCTTCGCCTTGACTTTTCTGGATGAAGCGCAAGACCTGTCCGCCTTGCAGTGGGACATAGCCCACGCACTAGACGCCAAGTCAGAGCGTATGTACTGCGCCGGAGATGACGATCAAGCCATCTACCGCTGGGCCGGTGCCGACGTTGACCAGTTTATTAATCTGGACGGCGGGTCCGAAACCCTGTCGCAGTCCTACCGCATACCCAAGTCAGTCCACTTTCTGGCACAAAAGATAGCCCGCCGGATAAACCGCCGGTTCCCTAAAAGTTATAAAGCTAAAGATTTTATGGGCACGGTGCAAAACATCTACGCCGTTAACGAGTTGGACATGAGCCAAGGAACGTGGCTGATACTAGCTCAAGCCGGTTATATGCTGGCTCCCGTAGCTACCGAACTAAAGACAGATGGATACCTGTTCGACTACCGCGGCTCACGGTCCATATCCGAACGACTAAGCGAGGCGGTTAACGGCTGGGAGCAGCTACGCAAGGGCAGACAAGTGACTGGCGCAGTGGCTCGCACTATATATAGTTATATGACCAGCAAGGAACGTATATTGCGGGGTCACAAAAAATTGACCACGCTGGGTGAGGAGGACTTGGTGACGCTCGACCAACTAATTGCGGACCACGGGCTGATGCCGCAGAAAGATCTTTTAACGCCGATACAAGACTGTATCTGGCATGAAGCGATGGACAACATACCGTCCACCGAAAGGGCGTACATCACGGCTCTACTGCGCCGCGGTGAGAAGTTCAATGCAGAGCCTCGCATCAAGGTGTCCACGATCCACGGCTCAAAGGGCGGCGAGGCGGATAATGTGGTACTGTTTACTGACTTGTCTACAGCATCAGAAGAAGAGTTTAGAAAGAATCCTGACGACACCCACCGCGTATTCTATGTGGGGGTTACCCGTGCCAAGGAAAATTTGTATCTTGTGGAGCCACAAGACCTAGCAAAGAGTTATGATTTGATATGAAACGCGATGAAATTTTAGAAAAAGCAGAGTCCTTGATCAACGGGGACCGCGACCGTGACTACGGCGATGCACATAAGAACTTTCAGGATGTAGCCAAGCTGTGGTCTGTTATTCTGGAAACAGAAGTAACTGAGAAGCAGTTTGTCCTATGTATGCTCATGGTCAAAGCCGCACGGCTGATGAAGACCGACCACGAGGATAGCTGGGTAGACATATGCGGATATGGAGCTCTAGGTGGTGAAGAAAAGTAAAACAGAGCGGCTGATACGGTTTATAAGACTAGAACAGCTTGAGGCCCATCTCAAAGACGGTTGGAAAGTTTTAAAACGCGGGACCGAAATGGTAACTATTTATAGGAAATGATATGCTTCAGATGCACATGGATACCCCTAAGTCAGAGTGGGTGCCACCGGCAGAACTGCCAGACATCTTTGATGCCAAACAAATCGCCATCGACGTCGAGACACGCGACCCCAACATCAAGACCAACGGGCCGGGATGGGCCACTGGTGACGGCTATGTCGTAGGCTATGCCATAGCCGTTGACGGCTGGTTTGGTTACATACCCATCCGCCATGAACACGGCGGTAATCTGGACGAGCGCATAGTTGACAAATGGCTCAAGAAAGTCTTTGAGTGCCCCGCCGACAAAATCATGCACAACGCGCAGTACGACGCGGGCTGGATACGCCGTATGGGCTTTACCATCAACGGGCGGATAATCGACACAATGGTTGTTGCGTCCTTGCTTGATGAGAACAGGTTCAGCTACAGTTTAAATAACGTAGCTTATGATTATCTGGAGAAGGTAAAATCAGAAAAAGGTTTGAGAGAAGCTGCAATAAGCTTCGGCCTCGACCCGAAGTCAGATATGTGGAAGATGCCTGCAATGTATGTCGGCCCCTACGCCGAAGGCGATGCCACGCTGACCTTGGATTTGTGGAATCACTTTTCTGTAGAGATAGAAAAGCAAAAGATTGGCAGCATAGTAAACCTTGAGCTAGATGTTCTGCCCTGCCTGATCGACATGACATGGCGCGGCGTCCGTATAGATCAGGACAAGGTTGAGCGTACAAAGGACGCCTTGCTAAAGCGCGAGAAGGCTACACTTGAAGAAATAAAGCGTATGACCGGACTCAATGTAGAAATCTGGGCGGCGCAATCCCTGTCCAAAGCTTTTGATAAACTAAGCATATCTTACCCAAAGACAGCAAAAGGCGCACCGTCGTTCACAAAGCAGTTTCTTACCGACCACCCGCATGAGTTAACCAAGCTGGTAGTCGAAGCCCGCAACCTGAACAAGACCAGCGGCACGTTTATCAATACCATTATGAAGCACTGCCGGTCCGATGGCCGTATACATAGCCACATAAACCAGATTAGATCGGACGACGGCGGGACCGTATCGGGGCGCATTTCAATGTCTAACCCCAATTTACAACAGATACCGGCCCGCGACCCAGAGCTCGGACCTATGATCCGTAGTCTGTTTCTGCCGGAAGAAGGCGAGGAGTGGGCGGCTATAGACTTCTCGCAACAGGAACCACGGATCTTGGTCCATTACGCTCACGTTCTGGGTAACTCAAAGGGACGGGTTCCATTCAAAGGTACAGAGGAGTTTGTAGATGCTTATAGACATGATCCTGATATGGATTTTCATTCGATGGTGGCAAAAATGGCGTCGATC